AGGCGTAGCGGACAGCACAGCGCCCGCCATCACGGCATGCTCGGTGATCCGGCGATCTCCCGCTTGCGTGATGCGCGGCTGGCCGCTCCCGGCCTGAGTGATGCGTACGCCGTCAGCCATACGCCCCTCGGATCAAGGGTGATACACTTTGCGGAAATGGCGGAGCCGAACCTATATGAAGGAGGTACGCAATGCTGTACAGTACGTGGAGCATTGAGAGAGCATTGCAAAGCGCGAACATCCCATATTCGCAGGCACGCCAGATCGCGCAAGCCGTGGAACGGGTCATTGAAGGTGCCATACGCGACGAACGCAGAAATACGGAAGACGCCATCCGCAGATTGCGCGAAACCTCCGAAGCTGCCCTGCGCGAAGAACGCGAGCGCAAGTCTTGGACTGGATGGACGCTGTTCATGTACGTGACAGGATATATCCTGATTCTGAACGCGATCAGTTCACCGTGATCGTGATCGCCCCGGTCTGGATCACAAGGGTGTCGCCGTTCTCGATCAGCTTGCCACCGCCTGCGACGGGGCCTTGCCACAGCAGGTTGCCGTTGGTCTGCGCATCGTACAGACCGATGTGACTGATCGTCCCCCAGTTCGCAGTGGCGGTGAAATTCACGGTGTTTGTGTTGCTGGTGCCGCGATTCGAGCCGTCAGAGAACGAGATGGTCTTGCGCGAGTACCCGCCGCCGGACACTTCGTTCGTCGGTGAAGTGAAAAGCGCAGCGCGGATGGTGGATGGACGCGCAACATTCGTTTGCGTCATCATCCAGGTCAAGAAACGGTTTGCACCATGGGTAGATAAGTCGGCCATTTGTCGATCTCCTGTTGTTAAATGACTTGAAACCAGATATCGCCGTCTTTTCCGCCCGATGGGGGTTCGGTAGAGACGGTGAATTTCGTGCGAATGTCGTTCCAGCGGTCTTGCGCTTGGCTGGCGGCATCAGATGCTGTGGCCGCGCTCGCAGCCGCAGCGCTCTCGGAAGCGGCGGCCTCGGTTGCTGCGGCGCGGGCGTCGGCCGCCGCTTGGAAGAATTCCTCGGTGAACCCCTCGGGCGTGCGCGGGTCGGACACGGGCAGTTTGACCGCGCGCGATAAACCCTCGGCCAGTTGCTGATCAATCATCGTCAGCTTGTCCAGCGCCTGTTCGTGCGCGCTGGCGGGAAATGGGTCGTTGCGCGGATACTGGATTTCTTGCGTAAGCGGCACGATGCGCTCGATCACCAACTTTGCCCCTGCTGCGCGCGCCGGGGCGGTGACCACGGCCCCGCCTTGCTGACTACCTGCGCCCGTGACGCTGTAATGGGTTTCCGGCGTCAGAACCGTTTCGATGCCATCGCGCGCTTCGGTAACGCGCAGGTGGTTAGCGTGCAGGAACCGGAACGGCACGGCAAAGGATACGGATACGCCATCGGTGACGTGAACGATCTTGGATAGTTCGCTGGCTACAGTCATGGTGCAACACGGCAAGGCGAATGAATACGCCTATCGTGTCAGCATCAAAGCGCAGAGTTGTGCGTTTTTTACAGGGCTGGTGCTACACTGGCGGGACGTTTGGAGCGGAACTTATGGCGACGATCACCTTTGACACGCTGAAATTCGTGGATACGCTGGAACAAGCGCAAGTGCCACGGGATCAGGCGCGGGCGATTGCCGCTGCCGTGCGCGACGCGCACGACGCGGCAGACCTTGTCACCAAGAAAGATTTGGAAATTGCACTTGCGCCGATACGAAGCGAATTGAAACTGCAACGTGCACTGCTGGGCGTAGTACTTGGCGGTGTCGTCGCTTTGTTGTTGAAGTCGTTCTTCTGACCTACCGCCCCACCGCCCGCTGCCAATCCGGTGCGCGCAGTCTGCGACCATCGGGGCTTGCAAAATACCGCTGCTTGAATTCACGCCGTGCGCGTTGCTCCATACGGCGCGTGTAACCTGGGCTTGCCATTTCCTGTAGCTGGTTGAAGATCAGCCGATCAGTGACGGCCTTGGTGTACCACAGGTTTGCGAACGGGGTTTTGCCCTTGAGCAACTGGACTGCCGTAGCGCCCTTGATGTCTTTGCCATCGGCGATTTGCCAGATATTGCCCAGCGTAGCGCGCGCCAAAGTCTCCACGTCGCCCAGGATGGGGCCGCCCGCAATGGCGGCAATGCTCTGCCCGTATTGGGTAGTGTCGGCGAAGAGGAAATCCCCGTAAATCCCCAGCGCCCCACCTTTGAGCATGGCTTGAATCCAGAATTTACCGTCCGACATGTCGCGCGGGTCACGCCCACTGGCGACTTCATTGATTTGAAATGCCAGTCCGCCAAACACTGTCGTCAGGCCAACCAGTGCGGCAACGTAGGACGCCTTGCCCGTGCCATCAGCTTGCGCCATTGCGCGCACGCCGTGGCGCATCATCATGGCGATCGGGAAGCTCTTGAATTGCAGGGCGCTACGCCACAATTCCGCTGGAAGTGTACCGCGCCGCTGGTTGAAGATACCGTACATGGCGGCGCGTTCGCGCGCCCCAGGTTCCACCACGGCCATATTGGTTTCCGCATCAATCACGGCCAGTAGGCGCGTAGCCGCCTGTTCGCGCAAGGTGGTGACGCTGACGTTGTGTTGTGCCGCCAAACCCATCAACGCTTCGTCCGGCACACGATAGACGCTGTGCGACGTGAGTATCGTATCGCCCATACCGCGCCAGTCTTCGGGCTGCGCCAGTTGCCACACGGCGAAATCCGCTTCGGTAATGCCATAGCTTTGCAGCCGTTTCGCCAGCCGGGCATCCGCGCCACGGCCAGCGGCATGCTGCGCCAGGCTGTGCGCGCCGCGCGTCATGCTTCCGATGCTGTCCATCATGACCGACCCAAACGCCTGTTGACCTGCGCCCGTGATTGCGTTCATCCCCGAAAGCTTCATGACGCCAGATGCTAGCCCCTGCGCGTGGCGGGCGATGGCACTGGACACTTGCGCATCCTGCGCCAGCCCATCCGTCCCCCAGCGGTTCACGGCGGCGATGAATTGCTGCACACCTAGACCTGCCCGCAGAGCTTGACGCCGGTCTGTGGCGCTTGCCGGATTCAGGCTGCGCAGCTCGTTCATGAGTACGCGCGTCACGGGTAGGCCGTTATAGGTTGCCGTCACCGCCTGCGTACCTAAGTCAGACAAGGTGGTAATCGCCGCCGATCCCAGGCGCGATGCGACGTTTAACGACCGATACGTATCAAAGGCTTCCGCCAATGCAGAGTTGACGACAGGCTTATGGCTACCTGCGACCTCATCGAACAAGGTTTGCAGTTTGACGATTTCGCTGGCGGTTTTTTCAGCGTTGACCGGGTCGCGCGCAGCCATGCGCGACTGCACGGTATCCATCCAGTACTGCATCATGGCCGTGGGATTCGGCCCCAGGGTTTCCACCAGCGCAACGTCGCGCGCCATCGTACCGATGTGATTCAGTAGGCTTTGCAGCATCGGCGTGTTGGAATACTTCTGCTGGTAAGCGATATACGCATCGGCGTCTTTGAAGTGCAGTTGCCGGTGCGCACGGTGGCGATTGGCGCGCATGCCGTGCCCCCGTGCTTGACCAGGGTGTATCTTGTTCGCGCCGTTGGTGACGATGCTTTCCCAGGCATGCGCCAGAAAGTCCCCAAGCTGCGCATCGGTCATCAGCGTCCCGTCGGGGTTGACGTATTTGTTCCTGTCGGCTGCGGCCATCATGTCGGCCACCCACGTCGCCTTGCCAGCGCGTCCGACCAGGTGACTGCTGTGCGATTGCGGCATGCCCCAATCTTCCAGATGGCCGATGGCACCACCCGCCCGGTTGAAACGTTCGCGTAGGCGATCCGTGACCTCGTGGAATGCCTTGGCCGCAGCTTTGGCCTCGGCGCTTGCGCGCGCATCCCCACGCAGAGCGTAGGTCAAATCGAGCACGCCTTCCTGATTGGTGAATAACCCCATCGCCTTGCCGCGCAACTGGTCGAATACAGGCAGCAACTGGCCGATCGCCTCATTGCGCAGCGCATTGGCGGTGTTCTCCACTGACAGCGTGCCGTTTGTCCCGTCCGCATGGAAGGCCAGCATGCGCCTTAAGGTCTTGATCTCGTCGTTCGGGGAAGTGGCGAGCAGACGTTCGATCGCATTGTGACGCAGTGCGGTCAACGCCACGCGGCGACGCTTCAATGCAGCATCGGCGGCCACGTCTTGGGCTGCGCGCTCTGCGGCCTGCGTCAGTTTATCGGCGTGCGACTGTTGCGCCCACAGCGAACGGTTCTCTGCGGCCAAATGCCGCATGGCCTTGACCAGCCGCGCGTCAATGTTCTGCGCCTCGGCCTGGGTAAGCTGGCGACCCAGGACGCGGGAAACCGCTTCGATACAGTCTGGATGCATGACAGACCTTCATTGCTACAATAGCGTGATCGTGGCAGATCGCGCGCGTAGAGTTGTGCGAAACTACACTATCCGAGAAGGAAGCGCCCGATGCATACTGAATCCTTACCGCCAATGAGCAGATCACAACCTTACACAGGAAGTAACCGTAGCGCGTTTTGGCAGGGGTTTGCGCGAGGCATGGCGGCCCCAGCGATGTTGTTTTCCAGCTATCCGGCTCCCGAAATCCGCCAGTACGCCATGGCACCGCTGTATCGACCAGCCAGAAGTGATCGTGAATCTCTGCGCAACGACATGGTGCGCATAGGCAACGACATTCGACGCGCAGTACAAAAATATGACGAAGAATAAGACGCCAACCCGTCGTCAGGCAAACACGCAACAGGTCAACCAGGCACACCTGTCTGTTCAGGAACATTACATCGAAGGCCCTCTTCCACCTCCGGTGATCCTTCAGCAGTACGACACCGTCATACCTGGTGCCGCCGAGCGCATTCTCGCCATGGCCGAAGGAGAAACAACCCACCGGCGCAACCTGGAATCACAGCAACTCAACGCCGATATGCAAGCTCGGGTTCACCATATCGAAGTTGAGCGTGATCGCATCAAGGGGATTTTTGGTAGCGATGCTCTCGGGCAGAAGCTGGGTGCTTTGGTGTCCTGCATGGCATTGTTGGCGGCCGCAATCACAGCAGGAATGGGCGTGGCGTTCCCTCCCGTCCCGCTCGCCTATTGGGCGATTCCGGTCGCTTGCGTATCGCTGCCTGTGATGGGAATGGTTCAAGCCATTGCGGGCAAACGAATAAAACCCCCGGTAGGCGCGCGAAACGCTACCCCCTAGTCAGTTTGCACACCACAGCAGCATCCAGCGTATCGGGGCGCACGTAGATGCTTTCCGCATCCGCTTCGCGCAGGTATTCTTGCCAAGGTACGTGCACAACCTCGCCGCCATCCAGTTCAACAGGAACCGTCACGTCGCTGTTTTCTTCCAGCAGCGCCAGCCCAGCCCGGGTCTCTAGATCGTCGCCCGCACGCACTGCCGTCAGTGGTAAAATGCTATCAGGAGGTTCGACTATGCCTGTGATTGAACTACCCGAATCGTTCCCGGAAGGAACACGGTTCGCCGACGTTGAAGACATGCCAGTCTCTGAATCGCCAGATTTTGATACGACGGCGTGGGATGTCCCCGGCGGACGTGAGTTTCCCCGAGATTCATATTTACGTAACGGGTCGTTGCTTGGTGAGGCGGAGTTCCGCGCTTTGGTAGCTTCCCAAGCAGGGATGTAGATTTCGCGTTGCTTCGCCTGTAGCGACCTGATTTCGACCTTTTCATTTTCGGTCAACCCGCGTTTTTCCGCCCGTGCCTTGCGTGTGATTTCTGCATCACGCACATACAGTGGATGCGCCTTTATCTTGGCGGCCACCATTTCCGGCGTGCTGATTTGCAACTCTGCCGGGAACCCCTCAAAATCCACTTCGATCAGCGCATCCCGGTAGCCGGTGGGCGATGTTCTGCCGTCTTCAATCAGGTTGTTGCGTTTGATCTGACCGCCCAGCACGCGCCGCACACGCTGTAGCACCTGGTCTAACTGTGCGGCATCATTGACGACCATTGTTGCGCGCACCAAATCTCTGATCCGGCTGGCGTCGCCCGCGTAGTCGTTGAGCACTTTTTCCGCCGCCCGCGCTGCGCCCTTGATCGGGGCGGGTTGTAGAACCGCGCCGGTATCTTCGGCAATGCGCGCCAGCGCCGCATCAAATCGCGGCTTGACCTGACCGGCCATCTCAAAGCGCCGCATCAATTCGACGCGCGCTTGTGGTGTCAATTGTCCGGTTTCAGGCCCAACCTCTTTCAGGGTTTGCAGCACCTGCTCGCGCGTCAAGGTCGGCTGCGCGCCGAACATGTTTGCCTGCGTTTCGTTGGCGCGCAGAATTTCGACCTGTTCCCACGCCGTGTCTGCCAAGCGGTGCAAGCCTTCGGAGATTTTCGCGCCGCTGCGCAGGTTGCGCGCCATAAAATCGGCTACCACAAACACCTGCGGGTCTGTGTCCAGATCGATTTGCCTGACCAGGTCGGATAGTTTCAACCCTTGCCGCCGGGCGTTAACGGCCATGACGCCAGCCTGCGCCACCAGGTCGCGCAGATCAAAATCCCCAGCATCCGCAAGACGCGCAATACGGGAAGCGGCACCTGCCAAGGCGCTGATGATGTTGCGCGATTCGGTGTCTGTGGCTTGGGCAAACAGACGTACCAGTTCCTCGTTGCCATATGCCTGGTGGAATGCCGCAGCCATGATGCGGTCTTGCGCCTGGCGCGTCGGGCTACCGTCGGGATTAATCAACGCGGCGCGCTCGGATTCTGGCATGGCCTGCACAAACGCCTTGAGTGCGGCTGGCGTGGGTTTGCCGTCAGCGTCAAATTCCAGGTCTGCCAGCTTGACGCGCCGTGCATCGTTGGCAGCTTGTTCCACGGGAGATAACGCCGCACTGGCGCTGATGTTGCTGGCATCCCCAATGTCTGGGCGGATGTCGGCTTGACGCATCACACGTACCAGCACGGGCTGGCGCATGGTATCGATGGCCCGTGCGTTTACGCCGATGTTTTCCGCATCCGCACGCAATTCCGTGCGGTACGCATCGGCAGTACCACGTTTATAGGCGGCATTCAATCCGGTGGCACGCCCATTCCCGGCGGCTGTGCGCACCTTTCCGGGTTGGCCTTCGGCGTACGCGGCAACCGGCGTGCCGTCAACAAGGTTGCTGGTCAGAATGTCGTCTGCCTCGACCACGGCATAACGCGTTTCGATGCGCGCGCCGGTGCCGTCCGTGACGGTTTCGCTTCGCCCCAGGATGGCGCTGTCGGGCAACACGTCTGCATTGCCAAACACTACCGGCGCGCCTTGATCCATACTGCGACTGATGCCCGTGCGCAGGTAGTCGGGGTGCGCCGCGATGGCGTTCATCTGGCTGATGCTGGCGCTGCTTGCGCGGTTGCGGTTTTGCAAAACAACCGGCGCATCGTCGAGCGCGAGCAACTCGCGTATCCGCGAATCCGCCACCTTGCTGGCGTCTGTTCCGTACTGCTCACGCACAGCATCCAGGATGGAATCATCGCGCGGGCGCGGTACGAAGTTACCTTCCGTAATGTGCGCGCCTGATACGTCCACCGCTTCGCCGTTAAGCAACTGATCCATGGCGGTGTTCAGCGCCTTGGCGTGGGCGTTGGCGGTTGCCGGATCAGCGGGAATGCCGGGGGCGGTATCGATGGCCGCGTGCTTGGCGTCGCGCGCCACCAGCGCCGCGTCGGTAATTTCTTGCGCTCTGTGGCGCAAGCCCGCCCGTGCGCCAACCGCTCCGAAGATCGCACCCAGCGCCCCTTCGGCGATCAGCGCGGCAGTATCCAGCGGCTGGTAGTGCGCGGCCATGGCGGGGTAGTTGTCTTTGAGCAGCTCGTGCACGGCGCTGCGCTCGGTCACTCCCAGAGCGATATTGGCCCCTGCGCCGTAGGCGATGTTCGCGCCGACCTTGTAGCCGATGGACGCGGGGATCGCCACGCCGCCGCCAGTTACCAAACCTTCGATGGCGGCGACTTGCAGGGCGGTTTTATCGTCCACGCCTTCTTTGCGCAGTTCGTGGAATTTGCCGTAGGTGGTCGATGCGCCCGTAGCGGCCGCGCCCGTGAACAGCGCCGTCGCCCCTGTACCACCCGTGGCAACTGCGGTCATTGCCCCCGTTCCCACCTGCGTCAGGATGCGCGAAAGATCGAACATGATCTGTCCGGCCATGCCGGTACGCATCGGGTCGGGTTTGAAGGATCGGGCGTATGACAGGGTGTTGTCGCGCGCCTGATCTAACCACTCGGTGCTGATCTTGGCGCTTTCCGGCAAGCCCACAAGCCGGGCGAGACTGTCTTGCCATTGCAGCACTTGGTTGTAACCTCGCACCAGGGAACCGGCTGCGCCATACAGTAGTCCACTGGTTTGCATCGCCCCGGCGGCGACGCCTTCGGCGGGCGCAGTCAATGCGCCATCGAGAAACCCCGCAGACAATCCAGCACGGACTTGCTCGGGCGTTAGCGCCGCCGCTTGCATGGCGCGTTCCCGGGCGGGGTCATAGCGCATCATTGCGGTTCACCTTGGCTTTGCAAATAGCGCTCGCGCGAACGCGGTAGACGTTGTCGCACCCTTTCCGATTGCTTTGTAATCGCCTCAAGCCGCTGGTTACGACTGTGCGTATCCGGTCCTGTGTCATTCGGGTCAATCGTGATCGATACTCCGACAGGCGCGTCCCCTAGCGTGACCATGTAGCGGTCACTGCCCACTGCGCGCAAGCCGAAGTCGGACGCATCCGATGCCTTCGTCCACAGGTTCTGTGCTTTCAAGGCACCCTCGATCGCAAGACTGGCGTGGCGTACAAAGCGGTCTTCATCCATGCCCAGCGGCGCGAATACAACACCATTGCCGTGGAAATCCACCTTTTCCCCGGACGTTGCCTTGATGGCTTGATCCAACAAATTCTTATTCAACTCTTCGGTCAGCTTGCCGCTACGCGCTGCTTCGCCCACGTACCAATGCTTGATCAATTCGGCATCCTTGAGCATGCCCACGTAGCCGGAATCCCCAGGAACCGGACTGCCGTACGCCACACCAATCTCGTCCAGGATGTGTGCCATGATCTCGTCATCCTTGGGCAGTTTGTAGTGCATACCCTCTTTGGTTTTGCCATTGGCTTGTAGGATCTCCAAACCATGCAAGCCCGTGGCGACCACATCCCGGTTGCTCTGTACCGTGTCGGCGCTGAACGTGTTTCGGTCTATCGTGATCCGCGCCTCTCGGGCGGCGATGTCCGCATAGCGCACCATCACGTCAGCGCCAGGCATACCGGTCTGTTCCAGTTGCGCCAGCATGTTTTCCAATCGCTTGGGGTTGTCCAACCCCGCCACCTGCGCCAGCGAACCCAACAATTGCGTTCGTTCATTCGCATTGCCCGCAGCAAAGGTGCGGACGATCTGCGTGGCCTCTTGAGGCAGCAACAGGGTCTGCGCAATATCCACCCCAGGGTTTTGCTGCTGTGATGCCGCGATGGTGTTTTCGCGCTGCGCCAGGGTTTCTTGAATGCTGGCGTTCCCTTCCGGGGTTCCCAGCGTCGATAAATCCAGCGTCCCAGGATCGGTATCAGCAAACTGCGCCGACCATTGCAGAGGATCGTTGACCTGCATCTGGATGTTGGCCGCGATCCCCCGCTGCGCCAGTTCCAACAAACCCACGTCCTGTACGTTGCCGCCTTCGGTTTTCAACCGTTTTTGCATGTCTTGCAGACCTGCGATTTGCTCGGCGACTGGCTTGGAAAATAGCGACTGCACATCGCTCCAGCCTTGTTGCAAACGGTTGAACGTCGCCTCGTGCACGCTGCCCTTGACCAGGTTCGTCCACTTGGCCAAGTCTTCTTGACGTGGTGCAATACCCAGCGTCATTTGTTTGGTGAAAGCATCCAGCGCCCCAGCGGCTTGGCGCTCGCGCGCAGCCGCAGCGATGACCGCCTTGTTATCGCGTCGATCTATTTCCGCTTGCGCCTTGGTACGCAACTGCAAAACCTGGTTTGCATCCAAGCGATTGACCCAGCCGTAGCCGTCCGCGACCGGCTTGCCGTCCGCCGCCGCCCGCATGGCAGTAATCACTTGGCGGGGTTGACTGGTGGCAAGCGTAGACCCTGCGGACATTGCCAGCGCCGATTCGGCACCGTCCAGCATCTTGGTTTTTACGTCCTCGGGCAAGTCGGATGCGCCAATCGCCGCTGTCAGAAAAACCCGCCGCTCGTCATACAGTGCAGGGTTCAGCGCGATAGAAGCGGCATCCGCTTGCGCAGCCTCGGCGTACTGCGATACCAAGTGGTTACGCCTGCTGGTCGCTTCGAATTTCAGTGCATCACCGCCAAGATGGGTGCGCAAGCGCGTCAGGCTTTCCCGGTAGGCTGGGCGTATCCGTTCGGGGGCATTCGTCACCGCCTGATTGACGTACTGATCGAACTCCCCCAACAATTGCGGCGTGAAATCCGGCGCGCCCGCAGGTGCGGCATTCTGACGCTCGGTGAACGTCTGCATCCACTTGAGCTGATCGTCGCTGCTGGCCTTGGACAACCAGGCGATGTCTTCCTCTTTGCGCAACTTGGCGGCTGCGTCTAGCTCCTGCTTTTGCATGAATTGCGCAACACCGCCCAGCACATTACCAATCCCGACCAAGGCTTGTCCGCTGGAATCCGCGACCGTGGTCAGCGGCGCGCGCGCACCGGATAAACCCTCGGTCAATCGGTGCTGGCGCTGAATCGTCGGAATGGGGATGCGGGTCGCCATGACACTACCACCACCGGATGACCGCCACCAACCCGGCCAAGCCCGCCAGTAGCACCCCTACAGCCGCAATGACGTAGGACGCACCCACGCGTAGCGCAAGGCGCGCAGCCGCATCATTTGGCAATTGCCCAGTGATATCCATCTTGGTAAACTTCACGTAACGCTACTCCTATGCCCGCGATAGGGGTGGAACTAGAGAGCCTCGACAGATTGCCGTCTGCGGGGCTTTCGCTTTTTCTACGTCTACAGTGTCGCGCGCAGCATGCGCAGAGTTGTGCGTTTTTTCAGTTTTTGAGGTTGCGTTACACTGCGTTTTGGGTGAAAGACATCTAGATGGTTCTGGACATCGCCATCTTACAAGGGGGAGATTTTCATGAGAAAAATTACGCTGATCTGCGTTTTAATCAGCTTTGCGGGCTGCATGAGCATGAGCTGGGAACCGATGGATGAAGGCTTGGCTGCGCTCCAAGGCAGACATTTGGATGCGGCAATAGATGTGTTGGGGTTGCCATCAAATGAACGCCAAATTGCGGGACGAAAGCTGTTTGTCTGGTCCACAACATCCACAGGCTTGCTGTTCAACCCCGCAACGTCCACCACCTCCGGGAATTTTGGTACTGTCCCTTACAGCCAAATCACAAATTTTTCGAGTTTCACGCCTGTCGGTTACGAATGTGAAATCAGCCTTCAGGTTGATGAGCAAAACGTCATACAAAGATTCCAATACTCCGGCAATTTGGGAGGTTGTCGAGTTTATATGGAGCGTCTGAGGGCCCTTATAAGGTAATCCTCCAAGGGAAGTCCTGCGCCAAACACTCCTACAGCCTTAAACCCTCAATAGCTTTAAGTATGGATTGATGCCCGTAGTAGTTCCCGACCCCGGAAAGTATGCTGGTCGCAGCGCCCATAAACCCCGAGCGCTTGGCGTTTCTGGCCGATTTGCGCATTCCCGCCTCTTGAAAGCGATCCATGCGTGCCTGATCCGCGTGGCCGTAGCCCTGGATCAAGCTGCCGTAGCGCTGCGAGAGCGCATCCATTTCCAGGTCCTGCGCTGACTGCTGCTGCACGGCAAGCGCCGAACCACTGGCCGCCTCAAAACCGGATTCGCCCACGGCAGCGCGCACGGCCCCCATTTGACGGCTGTTGTCGCGCCGCTGCGACAGTTCGTTTTGTAGCCCCGCATCGTAGGCTTGGCGTTCCTGTAAATCTGCCATCAGCGCATTGCGCCGCATGGCGTCGGCTTGCTGATTCATCGCCGCAGCTTGTGCGCTGCCTTGCTGGACTGCGCCTACGGCACTCATCGCCGTGGAAGCAATCAGCATCGGGATCATCATCGCTTCCATGTCCCTTACCCCTTGATCCGTGCGTATAAAAAACTGTCGCGCCCATCCGGCGTATAGGCGCGCATGCGGCCCTCGCACGCAAACCCCAGGCGCTGCGCCCAGCGGCACGCCGATGCGTGCTCGCAATCGACCGCCATTTCAATACGCCGCCAAGGCGCGGCGGCCAGAACCGCCAGTACCACGCGGTGGATGGTCTTGAATTGCGCAAGCGCCCGCGCGGAGAACATCGCCCAGGCATGGCCGCGTCCACCGTGAAGATCGACAATGCCCGCGCATGCAATGACCTGATCCCCATCGACCGCCGCCGCCGACACCCCGGACGCCGCCACAATGTCCGCCGCCTGTTGCGCCGTCATCGCCAGCCGACCAGAAAACCCCGACGCCTGCGCGGCTTGCAGGTCGATATCCAGCAAATGTGAAGGCTGTAGGGCCACGATCTTCATCACCTGTCGTCCTGGGTCACAACCACCGGCATAAATGCCAGCAACGTCACGGGCAAAGGTTGATCGTTCGTGTACCAGATACGCGCGTCGCGTTCGCTGCCTCCGGGCCACGCCACCAGCATGTCACCCGTGAAGAGCTCCGGCGGTGCATCCATGGGCTGGTCGCTGCGCCGGAAATTGAGCTTTTGCACGTTCTGACGGCTTGCGCCAAGGTTTCCGCCCAATGTGCGGTACATCCGGCAAATGACGTTCGATAGTTTCTTGAGCTTGCCTTGCGACGTACCGTTCTGCGACCCAGCTTCAATCCCCATGCTGGACATGACGCACGGCGCGGGCAAACCGACGTGCACAATGGACGCTTGCCATTCCAGCGCGACGGCCCCGCTCTGCACGACGCGATCCGGGTGTACGGCACCATCGGCCAGAATCTGCACGGTCTGACCGTTCAAGTGATCCAAGCCCGAAATAGTGGATGCTGGATCGCCACGGTACGTCAACCCGCTATCTACATAGAAGGCTTCGGACTGCGGCGCGCCGTCGGCCAGTGGACGACGCAGGATTTCGACGTAGCGCACGGTCTGCCCGTCGATGATTCTGCGTACGATCAACCACACATCATCGCCTGCGCCGTCCGGGGCCGGGCACGTCTGCACCGCTTCGACAAAACCGTTGATCATCGGGTGGCGATGCCAGGCGTAAATGTCGCTGCGCCCCGGTTCCTGGTCGTAGGTGCAGCCGACTAGAACCCCGTCGGCGCGCACCGCCCAGATCACCGTGTCCGGTTCGCGCTGGTACGCCATATCCACCACGCCGGACGCCAGAATCTGGGGGCTCAACTTGGTGGTGTCGGTCGAAGCGTAGTTGTCGGATTCAAAGCGAAACTCGTAGTCGCGCAAGACGCGACCAGCCCCCTGCACGAAGAGGATCTTTCCGCCAATCTCCACCGGTAGCACGGCGCGCGATCCGTATGTCGTTCTGCGTTCAGCGATGATGTTGTCCGGCCCCACGGATTGGGAGGGTTGCATCGGGCCTATAACCCATTCGTCCCCGTCAGTGCCGAGAATCAACTCATCTGCCGCCGCCACCCACACCACACGGTTGATCTGGCGCGCATTCAAGGTCTGGATGATGGCCGCATCCGTCTGTACCTGGCCGTTGACGCGTTCGGAAAAATTCTCGAAGTCCCCCGCAACCGACATGGCAACGCGCCGCCCCGCGACCAACACCAAGCGATTGCGCCAAAATATCCCGTGCTCCGGCCAGCCGTTGGTAGCGGAAAACAGACTGTGCGCCCATTTTGAAGTCGCCTTGTGTTCAGGATGTGTGCTGACGATCTCGTCTGGCAGACGTTCAAGCACCACGCCTGCGACGTGCTGCGCATTGGTATAGCCTGTGATGCGCACCGTGCCGTAACCCGCATGCAGGAATTCCCACTGCGCGCCAATCGAGCCGCGCGAATCATTGGGGATAGGTTTGCCGTCGCCGTCCCAGGCTCGGCCTTCGGTATGCACGGGCGTTTGACTTCCCGTGACGGGTGCGCCTTCACTGTTGGTCGGGCCCGTGGCGGTGCACACGTAGACGCGGTTTTCCACACGGCGCATCTCCCCTACGGCGATCTCTTGATACACCGCCCACGGCTTGACCGCAGCGCGATCCGCAGATTCTAGATAGAACAGCGTGCCCACGTGATCGGGGGTAAAAATGTCATGGCTAGCGGTCAGCGTGACCGTTCCGAGACTGGCACTGGCGGACACGGTAACGCCTGCGTTAGGGTTCATGTTGTCAAAGGGGCCGCCCGACAACTCCACTGAACCCGGCGTAAAGGCGGCCGCTCCCGTGCGCATCAGCTTCATGGGCGCGTAGTTGCGGTGAAACAGGTACATCACGTCCGCGCTTTGGGCAACGTGCAGCGCGCACGTGCCATCCGCATTGGTCAAATCCACCGCGTCGTACGGGGTGCTGATCACCACCGGAGCAGTGTCATCGACCAACCCCCCGCGATCTGCATACACGTCAATGCGCTTGTGGCTGAATGCCAGCATGTAGCTGATGCGTTCGGAAACCTGAAACGTGATCAACCACGACCGCCCCTGTGCAGTGTCGATGTATTGTGTGCCGCCACGACGCACCAAGGGGCCTTGCACCGTGGGCAGGAAGTTTTCTAGCACCGCGCAGCCGTTGGGGTATTTCGCCAGGTCGGTGCGCGCGGCCAGAAGCGGCGAGAGCTCACCCGCATCAAAGGTTTGCAGGATGGGGGCGACCTTGGCCATTAGAGCCTCGCTTGCATCCAGGTGTCGTCGATGGTTGCAACTGCGGGACGTTCTATCGCGTTCGCTCGCCGGGCGCGGCGCAAGGCTTGCTCCAATTCCTCGCGCAGGATTTGTTTCTTGGTGTTCGATTGCGTCAGACGTTCGCACGCATCCAGTGCCAGGCGCACGGCCAGTACATCGACGAAAAGCGCATCAAAGCGGGCCGCATCGTCAACCATCTGGACGTACTGCACAGGCAATGGCCCTGTCTGATTGATCAGTATCCGGCCCTGCTCAACGCTGTAGTGCGCCGTCGTGCCAAGTGCGTGCAGGTACTGTCCGACACGCACCACGCGCAGACAGTCGCTGGGCAGCTGGTACTGTGTCGTATAGCCAAACGCGGGGTTTTCCGCCATGGCGGGCAAGTTCGCGCGCGCCTTGGCAAAATTCCATACGTGCGCGCGCAGCAGGGCGGCGACCACTGGATCGAACAGGGCGTTTACCGTATTGGCCGCCACGCTGCCATCATCCAGCGCCATGACGGGTGGCTGCCCAAGATGTGTCAAGGCTAGATTGGCGATCTCGATGCGTGATGCCATGTAGGTTTACCACCAGCGGATCGCGGTAATTAATACGGCCGACACGTACACCCCCGCCACACCAATACACGCCCACACCATTCGGCACAACCGAGGGGAGTTATCCAGGTATTCCATGATCTTGCCCAGCGCGGTAAAATCCATCTACGTTCTTTCCTTGATTGCTCCAAGGGGTGAATCTAGAAAGCCTCACCAGTTGTCCGCTGGCGGGGCTTTCGCTTTTTTGGGTATCAGTCCATCACAGCGAACCGGGGTCGGCGGGCGGCGGCGCGGGCGGTTCGCTCTGTTTGCGTAAGCCACCGGCAGACCTCCCCCGTCGGGACTTTCCCGGGTCGATATCTCCCGCGTCGGCGGGTTCTTGCGCGGGGTCTAGCGGCACAAACCAACTGCCGCGCAACCCGTCCGAGACCTCAAACACATCGCCCGGTGCGTGAAACGTCGCCCCGTAAAAACCGTGTCGCGTCGCGCGTACTTGCATGGTGTAATCCTTCGAAATCGTAAAAACCGCGCGCACCTACCACCAACGGATCGCCCAGACCAAAGGCGCGCATGCCAATACAAAACCCGATCCAACGCGAAATCGCGCCTTCATACTCGAATCGGCCCATTTTTAGTTTCCCTTTGCTATACTTCACCTACGTTCCCTCTTGGCGTTATCAGGGGGTGAATCCAGAAAACCCCGGACTGCGTCAACAGTCGGGGTTTTCGCTTTTATGGCGTCACACAACCGCCGGGTAGGCTTGCCACGACGTTGGCGCTTCGCTGCTCAACCAAGCGTTGAACGTGCCCGCCGCGCTGTATTTCAGTCGGATATAGCGCTTGTTGGCATACGGAAAGCCCACCACCGCTCGCGTGCCCGCCGGTGAACCGGATGCAAGCACGACAGAACCGATGGCCGATATCGGATTGAAATTGGAGGCGTCCGATGTTTCGATGGTTACGGTGACGCCATTGGCCGCATTCGCGCCCAACTGCACCACGACGAACATGGGTTGCCCCGGCCCGATGTCGCGCTTGTTCGCACCCACGTCAATCGTGTTCGTGGACGGCGCATTGGCACTCGTCACCACCTGCTTGTCGGAAAATTCCAGCCTGGAATCGATAATCATGGTCTATGCTCCTTAAACTACGGCAGATTCGGTGTTCAGAAGGGCGTCGGTACGCTGCACGGGGATGTCATCAAACGTCATGACACGTTTACCCGATACGTTTTCCCACGTCAGGTTGTTGACGGTGCGGTTCAAGATCCCCAGGCGCAGTTTTTCGCGGATCGTGCGATTCACGTACCAAACCGGGCGACCCATACCCAGCGCAGGAATACGCTCGCTGGCGATGATCATGTGCTGGATCAGCGCCTTGCCCGCGTTCTCTGCGGTGGTGGGGTTGGTCAGCGCCGCCACGTCGATATTGGCAATGCGTACCGCATAGCGCCAGTCGCGCACGCACAAACCTGCTTGCCAGACATAGTGTGAACGGTACGCCTCCATACGCCCGCCAGTGCCTGCCACGTTCTCAAGCGTGACACGCCCTTTGTCTTCGTGCGACAGGCCGGACTTTTGCCCTTTGGGGTAAATGCCATGTACGGTATTCGGCCCCCACACCACCAGCCAGATAGACGTGTTGTCCGCACCTACGCCACCGGCATCAATGATGTTCTCGCCGCTGGGCGCGGAAAGTTGGTTGTAACGCGCCGCCAATCCCGTGAATTTGGCCGGGTCAGTCCCTTCGTTTCCGTAGATGATGGTGCGCGCCATCTCCTGGTTCATGCCTTCAATGTGGGCACGTTCTTCGGTCATGCGGAAAGACGCGGTATTGCCGTTCAGATCAGCAACCATCACGTCCACCTCAGCATAGGCTTCCATTCTGCCGCAGGTTTCCACCACCTGGGCCGTTTCGGACTTGGTGGGCTGCACGCCGTGGTACGCCTTGCGCCACGTCGGGTCAGGTAGACCTACGCGAATTACAGTACTGTGGCCCGTGGGAAGATTCCCCTCGATCAGGGTCATGTCGCCGATAATCGGATTGCTCTGATTGAGCAGCTCGACGATGGCGGGGATTTTCCCAGTCGGGTCAAACCGCTTGGCAACGTCTAGAAAAGTCGGGTTTTCAATGGCAAGAATGGCCATGGCAGAGCTCCTTTAAGCATCGTGCAAAAAAATCAACGCCCATACTGCCCGACCAAAACCGCAGAGTTGTGCGTTTTTTCAGCAGGGATGTTGACGGCTACTTGCCCATGCTTGGGAACATCAGCGACGTCAACGCCTTTTCACCATCCTGCACCGCCGCACCGCCGCTGGATTCAGCAACCAAAGACCCTTCGCCTAAACGGCTACCGATGCGCTGGAATAGCCGCATCGTTTCGGCATCACCCAGCGCCTGGGAAATGCGATCCAGCGCGCTTTCATCCACGCCAAAACTGCGCACGGCGCGCCGCCCAAGCTCCACGTTGGCGTCGTACTGATTGCCCCATTCTTTCTTGAGCGCGGCCACGTCGGCCTCGCCTTGCTGCGCACGCGCCTGCTCGGCTTGTTCCTGTTGCGCAAGCTGATACTGGTTCCATTGCTGCGCCAAGGCTTGCGCCTGCGCGACGGGGATGCCAGCCTCATGCATCCACTTGGCCGCCTGCGCGGCAAATGCAGGATCGTGCCCCTCCGGCACCGGCAGCACGTACGCATCCGCCGATTCGGGAACTTGGGTCTTGCCTTCCAGGTCTTGCAAGGCTTTGGCGGCCTCGCCCGCATCCTTAAATCCCTTGCCCGCGATGAAGGATTTCAGGTTTTCATCCTGAATGCTGTCGTGCCAAGCGGGGGCCGGCTGGGGTTCCGGAGGCGGTGCGGGCGTGATGGATTGTTCGGATGCAGCGGGCGCGGGATTTTCAGGATTCAGGTTTTCCATATTCACTCTCCAAAATGGCATACATCTGTGATTCGGATAAATTCAGGTAATACGCAATGCGGTTAAACAAATCACGCCTGCCTTCGGCCAGCATCGTGGCGTGAACGTCCACTGTGCGCGTCACGGGCGAGACCCGCGCCGTGGACTTGTAGACGTGGGCAAAACGCGCCAGATCGGCTAACACTGCTTCGCCCGCTTCTGTCAGCTTGCCTTGCGCATCCAGGAACACCGCGCGGTAGTCTCTGCGACGGCGCAACTGCCGCCGTACACGTGAGATCGGATTCATATCTGCGCAGCCCCCATATTCATCGCCGCTTGCGTCAAGTCCTTGGCGGCACCAGCAGCGACGGGGGCCGCAGCCAGCAATTGCTGCGCTTGCGCCAGATCGGCTTGCTGCTGCTCAAGTTCCGCCATTTCCTCTTCGCTGCGCACGTAGTCCTGCTTGATCCCGAAGGTATCGGCCAGGCCGCGCACGATGTTTTGCGTGTTCATCACTTGCGCCGCATTCGGGTCTGCCTGGATGAACGGCGCGCACGCCTCTACCCAGCGCAGCACGTTTACCCCGTCTTCGGCCTTCATCGCCTGATTCAAGGGGCTGTCGTACTCGACCTGTAGATCCTCGCCAGCTTCGATCAATTCCTCGGGCGGATCGGGCAGCACCCCGGCATGTGCCAAGATGTCAATCTCACGCGTGATCAGCGCGCCCAGCTGCTCGGATTGCACACGACCCATCGTCGGCCCCAGCAGTACGCCTTTTTCCTGCGCGCGCTGCAAAACCTCGGTCGCCGTCATCTGGTTGTTGTCCACCAGAATTTGAAAGAGCGTGACGTAAAACGCCAGGTTCACGGCTTCGCGCTTCTGATTCGCGTAGTCAATGCCCATCGGTACGTTCTTGCCCATGTCCAAGGGGCGCACCATCGGCTCGCCGTTGGGGCCCAAAGAACCATAATTGAGCGATCCACTGCGTAGGTCAAAGGCTTCCAAAATACCGTCATCAGCGAGCAGCAAGGGCGGGTCAACCGCCTTCTGCGCGCCGCGGATGTTGGTTTGCTCGATTTTCTGCAACATGCGCACGTCGGCCAGCGCTTCCATGCCGGGGGAATACCCGTACGCGGAATCGTCCGCCGCATAGAACCGACCAATGGCAATCGGAAACGTGCGATAGCCGCTGTGTTCAACGATTTCTTGCCCTGCATCCATGGCAATCCACACAGACTGCACCGGCATGTTCAGACTGTCCAGCTTGTCCGCTTCGCGCTGTATGCGCGGCCGAATCGCGTGCAGGAATTCGAACGGACGCTCAAGACTGTTGTTGTCGATCGCATTGCGGATTGGGATGGGAAGATTCTTCACGCCCCATTTCTGCACGCACTGGCGCGCCGTCAGCGTCCAGGTCACGTGCGCCTTGTCCACCACGCCGTACGCGTCCTCGGCGAACCAAAGGCGGTTCAAACGCACGTTGCGGTAGCGGATGCCGCGCCCAAGCACATCATCGATCATCAGCGCGCCCGCGCCAAACGCTCCATGGCCGAAGTAGGTCTCGCCGCACTGCGCGGCGAAATTTGCGCGCCACTGGTAGCGGTGTGCAAACAAAGCATCCGTCACCGCTTCCAGGTAGGCTTTCACCGCCGGGACTTCACGCAACCCCTCATCGGCCACCGTCAGCTTGTGCCATTTCTGCGTGCGCGGCGTGATCATCGAATCCATGGCCGCAGCGAAGTGACGCAACGCCAGCATCGGCGTGGCATCGAATATCTCTTGCGTGCGCTTCTGGCCGGGATTCTGGTCGGATTCTTGGGCAAACTTGCGGTAGCGCGGCAAGGCAAGTTCAAGCACTTCGTCCCACTGTGCCTCAAATGATTGGCGCGCGCGCTTCATCGCCTCGTGCTCAGCGATGATGTCGCGCACCAGATCGACGTCTTCGTTGCGCATCTACGAACCCAGCAGCGTCTTGGTCGCAACCGATCCCGTCGGGGGAGCCGACTCACCCGCCAGGATCGTGCTGGCAACCCCGCGCTTTTTACGCAACCGCTTGGTCTCGTCCTCGCTCGCGACGACCGCGTCCACCGATGCGGGCGGTGCCGGTGGCGCGGGTGGATCGGGAATCTTCGGCGTTTTCGGTTTGGAGAACAAAGCCCCCATCACTTACCCCTTGCATTGGAAATACAATGCCGACAAGCATGACAGGGGAGAAACGCAGAGTTGTGCGTTTTTTCAATCCATCCGCGCAAAACGCGGCCGCGTCGCTCGCTGCACCTTAGTCGCCACCGGATAGGCAAACGACAGACACAGCGCATCGGCCCGGTTTGGACTGGGTAATCCGCGTTTTTTCATGTCGGCCTTGGATTCGATTTTCAGCTTCCCATCCAGGCGCGGCTCGGTCTCGGGCGAAGTCAGTTCATCCACCAGCTGCTGATCGGGCGGCAGCGCGCCGCCCTGCTTGAGCCATTCCCGCACGGCCAGCCACATTTCCGCGCGCTTGTTCAAGCAACCTACGTCTGCTGGTGCGCTGGCAAAATTCACCAGCCGCCAGCGCCTACCCATGGTCTTGCCCGCCGATGCAATCCCTGTGCCATAACCAAAATCGATAAACACCGCATCGGCCTGGTGTTCGTCTTCGAATCGTGCAAGCAGATTTGCGATCTCGATGTCGTTGTCGTTCTTGGGAATGATCTTCAAAATATCGAAGCGCAAGCCCTGGCGCTTGCCGATTACCAATTCGTCATCGCCTTCCCACGCCGGGTCGCACGTCAGTATCACCGGTGCGAAGTTGTACTGCTCGGGACGCAGAAACCTGCCCATCGCACTTTGCGCGTCGGTCGCGTTGATGAATTGGCGCACACTGTCGGCTTCCTGGGGAAACAAGCCGCGAACCCGCGTACGCACGTGGTCGCTGTCTTCGCCGTAGGTATCGACCATTTCTTGCAAATACTCTTTGTTCGTCCCTTCGACCATGCGGCTGTCGATCTGGTAGGTCTTCCAAAGCTTGCGGTATCGCCGAAAACACTCCCGGAACCGTCCCGTGTTGCGCGTCGGATTCCCAAACGCCAGCCAGATGATTTCTGTGTTCGCATCCGTCAACGCCCCTTCGGCTACCTCCCACACCTTATCGGCAATTGCGCTGGCCTCGTCAAACACTAGCAAAATTCGGCTTCCCTCATTGTGCAAACCCGCGAATGCCTCGGTATTGTGTTCAGACCACGGTATCGCATCGGCCCGCCAGGTGTTTTCACAACTGGGGTCAGCGGAAAACACGCTGGTTTTGGCAACCTTGAACCAATCGTACGTTTCGGCCAAACGTTGCCACTTGCCGATTTCCGGCCAGGTGCGGTTGCGCAACTGGTTTTCGGTATTGGCCGTGACCACCACACGCGCATCCACGCAGGTATCCAGCGCCCACTTGACCACCTGCGCAATGCAAGCCGACTTGCCAATACCGTGCCCGGACGCGACAGCAATGCGCAATGGCGTATATCGCGTTTCGGGATTTTGCAAATGCGCGCCGATGTCATCCAGCACCTGCGCTTGCCATTTGCGCGGCCCTGTGTGCTTTGCCAGTTCCGTATTTTCCTCGCCCCAGGGGTACAGGCACTCGATATAGCCGCGTGGATCGTGTTCATAGCTGCACACCACGTCCAGATCGTCATCAGTGACCGGGCGCATGCTCTTTGCCTCTACCGTGCTTGCGCGTGCGCAGCTTGTCACCTACTAAGCTGACTTCACCAGATAGCTCCAGTTTGTCCTTGAATGCACCTACGCCGACATGGCGACCAATCAATTCCAAGTTTCTGATCTTGTCCGGCCACTTGATCTTTTTCAGAATAATCCCGGTGTCGGGATTGTTTAAAACCTCAACGCCTGAAACCATTTGCCGCCAAACCTTCGGCCATTCTCGTATCGGCTTGATTTCACCAGCGTCATTCAAAATGTCCAGCGCATCCATTTCGGCGATGTCTTTCAAACGGTTCAAAACATAGACCGCATCAATTTGCGCTTTTTCGGATTTGGCTTGTCGACCAATCTGAACGGCTTTTTGAACCTTAACATTCACCAATAGCCGCGCGGCCTGCACGTCAGCTGTCTTCGCGCTGTATCCGGCGCGTATTGCAGCTTGCGTCGCGTTTAAATCGATCAGATATTCGTCCACAAAGCGCTGTTGCTTTGGCGTCAGTTTTCTATCGTCCATCACCTATCCCCATGCGCAGCCCGATAAGCAGTTGCCACACGCATCGGTAAATCGCCGCGCGACTTGCCTGTCTTTCGCATCCACACGTTCAACAAAACCTCACCGCGCCAGTGCACCGGCGACGCTCCGGCCAGGTAGCTGCGAATGGCCGCCTCACCACTCGCACCGTGGGTCGCCCGCGCGATGTCGTTCTGGCTCATCCCTGCACGTCGCAAGTCCAACACGATTTCAGACCAGTCGATTTCAAGCACGCCTGATCGGCTCATTTCTCACCACCACCGCTTTTGAGCGTACTGACGGACACACACACCTTGCCGCCCGGACAGATTGCTGCGCGCTCAATCAGTAGACGGTCGATCAGGCTGTCGTCTTCGATAACGCCCGCGTGCGTGAGTGCGTCCAGAATGCCCTTGGGCAGGTTGTCAAGATCACGACGGCGCTTGTCTGGCGGTTCTGCAATGATTGCGACTTCCAGCCGCCCGGGGCGCGCTTGAGGACGCCCGGCAAGCATGACGGCATCGGCCACTTCCCTTCGATAGGTGCGGCCACGCTCGCTGATCAACGTGCGTCCGGCCAGCTTGCCCGTGTTGGGCGACCGCCAGTAGGTGTTCACGCTCGGCGGCCAGGGCAGTTCCAGGGTGATCATGCCGCCAACGCCTCTTGAGCCATGCGTACCACCGCTATCGTTCGACCTGCAGGATTGGCGAGAATCCGCCTCGCCCATGCCTTGTGATCTTTGACGTTGCTGCCCGGTGTGGCCATCTCGCCCGTCATCTGCCGTACCTGCGCTATCAGCCGGTTTGCTTCGTCGCGGGACAGTGACACCGCCCCCGGCGCTGGTAGCGCCTGCGCTGGCTCTGGCACGGGATGCAGGTTGCTTTGCGCCAGCACATGCCGAAACGCCGCCTCCCAGCGGGTTTTCAGCGTTTGCCACGAACCGGCCAGCATGTCGTGATTGCCAATCTTCACCGCCGCCCAATACACCGCCGGATGTGCCCAATAGCCCCGCTTGCCTTGCTGGCGCGCCATCAAGCCTTTCACCGCCTGCTGGAAAGCGATTTCTGGCTCCATCCACGGGCGGCACAGCAGCATAAACTCGGGCAGCGTCGGTGGCCACAGGCGCGTTTTGCACGCGGCCAGACCTGCCGCGATTTCCGCCTCTGTGAAACCGACCAGTTCTTCGCCCCAATGCCATGCCAGTTTTGCCATGTCGATGCGCTCCCAGGCTTGCAAAAACCGCGTTCCGTAGGTCAGGTGCAGCGCGTCGATGAGCTTGACCGCCCAAACTTGCGGCAAAGCGTTGACTGCACCGTTCGCATGGACGGCTGCGCACGGTTGCCCCAAGCCTTGCGGCTCAGGCTGCGGTGCTTCACGTTGCAGGGCTTGCATCGATCACTCCCATGTCGATTTCGGCGGGTGGTTGGGCTGTTTGGGCCATGTGGGCCAGAATCACCGCGTCGGCCTGCGCCGACATTTCGGCAATTTGGCGCGACTGCTCGGCGTAGCGGCTGCGCCGGTCTGGCGGGCCGCGGGCGGGTTTTTGCCGGTCTTGTCGCTGGCCTTTGGCGATTCCCAGCAGGTACGACGCCGTGATGGCCTGCGCACTGCCCGATGCCTGGCGGTTTTGCTTGGCGGTGGCGAGCGCCAGCAGGATTTCCGTGTCGGTCAGGTTCAACGCGACCATCCCGGCGATGCCATTGCTGGCCGGATGCGAAGCAGGGTCTGCGCCGTTGCGCTTGAGCAGTACGGCGATTTGCGCCTGGCGGCTCGGGGCGGCATCGGGGATTTTGTCCGGCAAAGGCACAGGCGGTTTGTCCGGCGGTTCAGGGTTATCCACAGGCCAGGGAGGAGACGACGACGATTCGGCCTCGCGCCCGCGCGATTCTGGTGGAGGTTTATTCGTCGTCTCTTCTTCAGGATTCAGACAAGAGGGATTCAGACAAGAGGGATTCAGGGCGTGCTCGCCACTACCTAGGTCGGTGCTAGCACCTACCTTTTCCGGGCTAGCACCTACCTTTTCCGGGCTAGCACCTACCTTTTCCGGCAATTCACTAGGTTTTTCCTTGGAATGCGGCTTTTGGTGGTCAGCAAATTTCGGGATTGCGATAACTCGCACGCCGTCTGTTTCGTAGCGCTCGATGAACCCGTAACGCGCCAACTCCTGAAGCAAAGGCTCAACGTCCACGGTGTCATACGGGAACAACTCGCCCTTGATTCGCTTGGGCCGGTCTTCCAGCCGTCCGGCTCGGTCTGCCAATGTCCACAGACCGATAAAACACAATCGCGCCCAAGGCGAGCATTCGGCCAAGTCTTCGTTTTTGAAGAACCCAGGCTTGATGTTACGAGCGCGAGCCATACGCAACCCTCCCCTTCGTTGATCTCCCAGAAAAAACACAGCGGCAGGACGAGCAGGGAGGAAACCCGTCTTTTCGCCCCGTCGGGCTAGCCGTGTGTAAACTGATCATGCTGCAATCCTTTCTTGCACCACGGGATAGATAAAGCCAAGCTGCCCCCTGCTGCTGCCGGGCAGCGCCATCATGCGGGCGGTAAAGTCGCGCAGGTCAGAACTGGTGCGGGCAATGGTGGCAACGACTTGTATTTGTTTATCCAGCAGGTCTGC